TGCGATGAAGGGGATATCGTAGATCATCGAATTTATTTCGAGAAATTAAATGAAAATATTGACGATACCCCAGCCGATGATGGGCAGGGACCAGCAGATGGTTCAAGTAATACTCCAACTGGAGAAGGGCAGGGACCAGCTGATGGTTCAAGTAATACTTTGACTGGAGAAGAGCAGGGACCGGAAGGTGGTTCAAGTAATACTTCAACTGGAGAAGAGCAGGGACCGGAAGGTGGTTCAAGTAATACTTCAACTGGAGAAGAGCAGGGACCGGAAGGTGGTTCAAGTAATACTTCAACTGGAGAAGAGCAGGGACCGGAAGGTGGTTCAAGTAATACTTCAACCGAAGAAGAGACTCCTGAAGGCGAAAGCCAACAGGAATCAGAACAGCCTGATACTGCCGACCCTGCCGAGGACTCAAAAAAAAAGTAGTTCAAAAGGAAGAGGAATATCCTAACATCGACTGGGATAACCTCTATAATGAGGACGTGCAGATGGCAACCGTTATTTATAACGACCGCATCAATACCTGGCGAAAGATGAAGAAACTCGACGAACTCCTGGATAAGAAGCCAAAGGCGAACGATGTGGCTGCGATGGCAGAACTCCGCATCCGCAACCTTCAGGCATTCGAAGAACTGAAGGCGTACAACGATACCGGCAAGTTTCTGTATAAGCATCCATTGCTGAAGGGCAAGTCAGAATTCAATGAACTCGTGAAGCTCTTCAAGAAGGACCCTGCCGAGTTTCTTCACAAGCACAAGAATGTTCTCGACAATATCAAGCGCTATAAGAGCTACATTAAAAGAGATGATCGCAAGGACAAACGTGCCAGCGACCGTGATAACCTCCAGCGACATCAGGAACGTGAACGTATGTTCAAGATGGTAATGGAGCAGTATAGTGACAAATCAGATAAATCAGATAGATAAGATGGATAAGACGGAATTACGGAAGATTGCAGAAACCTGCGTCTCGATGGTGAAGAACGGAGGTGTACTAGAGCAGGCTCAACTCAAGGCAGACGAGAAGATAGCCGAGTTGGCAGCAAACGGCGACCTCGATGCCATCAAACTACTGAATGAGCGGATGCAGGATCGCGAAGAACTGAAACTTAGAAAGGAGCTGTTTGGCGTATGAAAAGCGAGATAGAAAAACTGGAGAGCGTTCATCCAGACCTCATTACCACCTTCCTGACGACAGGTGAGGGCAAAGGCATTCCAGAGGATGTGCAGACCTTTCTTAAGCAACTTCAATGGGCCGCCGAAATCTACGAGTATGAACGTAATATTACCCGTGGCGCCCGTCAGCTCAAGCAGCGCATTGCCGCGCAGCAGAATATCACCCTCGATGTTCGTACCTGCATGACACGCATCAATCAGGCGATATCTTACTTCAATGTAGATTGCAATGTGGCCATAAAAGTCTGGGAAAATGATTTTGCCAACAAGTACGAGGACCTTGCCAAGCTCTGTTCTGCCAAGCGCGACTATAAAATGCAAAAAGCCTGTATGGATCAAGCCCTGGAATGCCGCAGACGTGCGTCCGAACAGGCAGAGGCAGATAGAGATCTCGGAGTTGTGTTCCTCATTACCCCAGAGGTTACCCCGGAAGAACTAGGTTTTCAGAAAAAGAACCTCAAGGAAATTGCCGGCAAGTACAACCGCGGTTTTTACATATCTCTCATCGATGGTTTGCCTATCGAGAGTTCAGAAAAGAAACGATTGCTTCGTGATGCTGATATTCAGGAAGCGGAAATAGTGGAGGATTTGAGCGATGAGCCAACTGATTTTGAATGATAATAATATCGGTGAATTCGAGCATTACTACATGAACAACATGCAGCTGCTTGCCAACATCATCGACCCCAATATGCTTTTTGCCGAGGTTGCCCGTGCCGGAGGTAAGACCGAAGGTGTGACTGGTCCTCGCCTGATACGCGTTGCCAACGATATGCCAGGGGAGCTATCTTTTCTGGTTCATAAAACCTACGTGGCGCTGATGACCAACGTCTGGCCTAACATCCAGGCATACTTCTCTCGTCAGGTAGTAGTGAACGGGCAGCAGAGATCCATGCTGGAATATGGTATTGATTATGTAGTAGGCGAGAGTACGCTGCCTTCCCACTTCCGGAAGCCCCGATACCCGATAGCATACGCTAAGCACAGCGTGATATTCCGAAATGGCGCCCACCTTCAGCTGGTATCAAGCGACCAGCCGGAATCCGTTGCCGGTAGAAATGCCGTGCACGCCTTCGTGGAAGAGATGAAGCATAATAGTGGAGAAAAACTCAAAACCCGTTTGTTTCCGTCTTTACGTGGAGGTCCAGCCAATGTGCGCTGTTCTGCTTATTATGAGGGTGTTACGGGTGTGAGTGATACGGCTCGCGTCGACCTCGGCGAAGATGACTGGTTTGAGGATTATGAAAAGAAGGTGAACCCGAAACTTATCGAGGAGATTGCAACCGTTGCCCTGGAAGTCAACAGAAGTCTCTACCGCCTGTTCGTGCTCAAGCAGCAGGAGCGAGACTCAAAAGACCCTGTTCTCCTGGAGAAGATGCGCCTTGAATCTGTTAAGCTCAATGCCTTCGTGGCGAGATGGAAACCTCGTCTGGCAGATATGAGGCGTAATGCCATCTACTATATCCGTGCATCCTCTTTCTGTAATAAGGATATCCTCGGGCCGAAGTTCTTCAAGACCCAGTTGGACACTCTTGATACGGACGAGTTCCTCACGGCCATCTGCGCCATCCGCCACAAGGAGGTAACCAATAAGTTCTTCATCAACTACGACCACGTTAAGCATCAGTTCAAGGATAGCTATAAGTATGAGTCCATTCTTCGCCTGAACCTGAAGGATAGGTTTATCCTTACGGCAGAGTATCTTCTACATTACGACCCTCATGAACCACTCTACATGGGATATGACCCTGGCAACTTCCAGTCGCTCATCGTTGCTCAGAAGAAAGATTATGGTAGGCGTCTCGACATCATCAAGGAGTTCTTTGCCTTCCTGCCTAAGGATTACAACGACCTCGTGGCAGAGGTGCACCAGTTCTTCGGATCAGCAGCCGTCAACAAGACGATTTATCTCTATCCAGACCGTGCCGGCAACAAGCGCAGGGAGGAACGGGAACAGATAACTACCGACTCACTCAATCTGAAGGCTGCCCTGGAGTCGTATGGTTTCATGGTGATACTCTATAACGAAGATGCGCCAACGATATACCATTGGCAGCAGTTCAAGCTCTGTCAGATGCTCTTTGGTGAACGCAGTCCGCTCCTGCCTGTCATCCGTATCGATGAGAATGAGTGCAAGAACCTCTGCTCTGCCATCATGATATCACCACTGAAGAAAACGGACGGCAAAATAGAGCTAGACAAGAGCTCAGAGAAGAAACAGCAACTGAAGAATCAGGCAGGACTCACAACGCAGCTTCCTTCTGCGATGATTTACCTGCTTTACGGCCTTTATTCTGATGCCGTGAAGGCGGAATTAAGTACATATCCTACCGATTTACCGGACAATTTCGAGATATAAACGCAGAATAATGCTGCAATTCTGCAGTAATAATTTTCACGAGCATATCAATAATTAACGGAAAATGAAAGGGTATAAATGCTAAAATGCTGATAATCAGCCCAAGCGGACCGTCTGGGAGAAAAACTCCCAAAAACACCTCACCCAAACGTGCACGCACCGCTGGGAAGGGAAAGAGAGGTGCAGGCCTTACGTTTCTCGGAAATATGACAGGGAATAGGTGCAGCCGGTCTTTTGCAGGGCAATAATTTTTCACTATCTTCGCATCATTATGAGCAAGACAAGTAAGAACATCATCATGGATGGCATCACGGCACTCCAGTGGGCCAGAGAGATCAGTAAGCTGCCCGATGGGGAGTTCACCCTGGTTTTCTTTCCTTACTCAAGGTCGAGAGGCGAGGCGAGCGCAAAGCTTCAGGTACGCCGGCATTGTAAGTATCGAACCCAGTTGCCGAAGGAACGTTTCGCCATCGATGGAGAGAACTACCTTCTCTATACAGACGAAGATGGAGAGCCAAAGATGTGCTATCGGATTCTCATCAGGTACATGGGCTTCCCTCAAGACGGATTTAAACTTCACAAAATAAATTGGTTATGAAAGAATACGAAATAGACATGTATGGCAACGCCGGCATCTACCTTGCCGATGGTAATACCTTCACCTTCCAGCTAGGTGAAGGCGACTCCATCTTTGGTGCAGACCAGCTCTTCCAGTCACCACTCCTGGAGTCTCCATTCGGTGGTACGTTCTGGATGCAGCAGCATCACTATCTAGGCATACAGGGATATCAGGTGTTGATGCGTGGCTACAACAACCAGCAATGCGACGAAGTGACCAAGGAGATCAAGGAGAACCGACTGCTCCCTCGTCTCTACTCTAAGGAGATCAAGATGCTCTATGGTCACGGACTCGCCGTGTACAAGCAGGCTATTGAGAACGGTAAGCTGGTACGCAAGTACGAGGAGCAACCAGAAGTAATGGAATGGCTCGACTCCTGGAGTTCCCGCGGCATTCCTTCCGTCGAGGAGTTCTGCAAGACCTGTATAAAAAACTTCTATTACTTTGGAGACTTCTTCGTAAAGTGGCGCTTCACCCGAGGCAAGGTGATAGGTATGGGTAAGCCGGTGGCTGCGCTTGAGGCAATGGAGAACCGTTACTGCCGACTGGCAACTACCCGCCAGGATGTTGCTTCAGAATTGATTTCGTACGGAGACTTCAAACAGGTTGTAGTAGGGCGATTCTCCTATGGCTTATCGAGTTACTCGGTTTATCCTAAGTTCAGCTTTAACGAAGTTGACAACTACCGGTATGCCGCGATCTCTCATCACAGAGAGAAATCAGTAGACGAATTCTATGGCGCCAACGAGACGCATCAGGGAGCTCGCCCGTACATCCAAGGTAGTAACAAGACAGCCAGATACATTAACAGTTTTCTGAAAAACTCACTTGCTGCAAAGGTGCATGTCATTATTCCTAATGCCTGGATACAGAGCAAGCGCACCCAGATGACCAAGCTCTGCGAGGAGAACAAGCGACGCAAGGCAAAGAACATGGAGTTACTGAAGTATAACGGTATCGATATCGGTACAGACTTCAAGGAGTCGTGCATGGTCCGGTATGTTCGTGACGAGGTACGCAAGTTCAGCTCCTATCTCTCAGGTGCAGACAACCAGGGCAAAGGTTTCTCTTCCATCTCCTTCATGGATGCCCAGGGTCACGAGCAGGCGTGGAAGGTGGAGACCATCGACCTCAAGTATAAGGAATATATCGAGGCGCTCATCTCCTACGACAAGCGTACCGAACAGGCCCTTCTGTCTTCGGTAGGTCTCGATGCAGCTATATCTGCAGTAGATAAGGATGGCGTCATCTCGAAGAGTGGAAGTGATACCTATTATAATTATCTCATCTACATCATGTCGCTCACCTCAGAGGACGAAGTCTGCGCAGAACCGCTCAACTGGGCGTTGCGCATGAACTTCCCGGAACTCTACAAGCAGGGCTGCAGGCTAGGGTTCTACCGTGAGGTTCCACAACGGCAGGAAGATATAACACCAGAGCAACGACTTAACCAGCAACAGGCATGAACAAGAAATTTCAACTCAATCAACTCTTCGCCAGTTATGCGCAGTTCTGCAATTGCGCACCTGGTGCAGATACAAGCGCCGACTTCGACAGCCTTCAGGGCTCTGCCGTAGCCGCACGCAAGCGTATTGTTGCCATCATCGGCAACAATACGTTCTCTGATATTGTGAGCATCGAGGAAGAAGAGAGTGGCATCAAGGATTTTCTCCGCGCTGCCATGGCGAACCTTACGCTAGCTACCCAGATTATCTTCGATGCCGTGAACCGCAGGAAGAACGATATTAATCTCTACAAGTACGAGATGGAAGGCATGAAGCGCTCCTACATGGAGAACTACTTTAATGCGATGGATTCGCTGATTTCCGAACTTACTGAAGAGATAAGTGCCGATGATCCTGCCGATATCCGTCTTGCCATGGAAGACTGGCGCAAGACCAATTACTACAAGATGCTCAGTAAGCTGAAGGTAGATACTGCCGATGAATTCGATGAAATTTATCCTATCGACCTCTCGTATCTCTTCTTTTTCCGTTGCGTTCCTCTTCAGAAAGAGGTGCTCGACGAAAGCATAGGCGCCTACTTCGACCGGCTCGAACAGGGAGGAGAAGACCAGACGTTTGCTGAGTTTGCCCAGAAGGCGCTGCCTATGCTCAAGCGTGCCCTGGTAAAGAAGACCGTGGCGAAGGCTCTCAGGCGTTTCGATATCCTGGAGTTCCCTGCCACTATCCGCAACCTCTTCGATGACAATACCGCCACCCGCTCAGGCAGCGACGAGGCAAGCCGTGCGCTACAGCTCGCCACACAGCTAGACGGGGAGGTGGAAGATCTGCTGCATAATGTGGATATGCTCCTCGATGCTCAAGAAGGGAACGATTTTCTTTCCTTCTCTGCCGAGAACCGTCCGGACGACAATATGTATTTAATGCCATAAGCTTATGGGAAAGACGATAACAGTAAGAGCAAACGGAATAGAGTATGAAATTCCGAACTCGTGGGAACTACTCACTTCTGACCAATATCTGAAGCTGGTGGAACTGCTTTCTCTCATGGAGAGTGGGCAGTTTTCCCCAGGCGCCGTGAAATGTCTGTTCCTCTGCTACATGAAGGGATGGAACCTGAACAAGATTAAGCGCGATGAGCGAACTCTTGAGAACTTCATGTCTATAGCCAGTCAGCTCTCGTTCATCTTCCAGGAGAAAGATGACAAGTTTGTGCTCGATCTCTGTTTCTGCCGGCAGCAGTTGCCGATTATCTTTATCGACAAGAAAGCCTATTATGGCTACGAGGTCAATACAGATTTCAAGTCGCTCACCTGTTCGCTCACGGCTCTTCAGTATATCGAGGCGCGCCAGCTGCTCGATATGGGCGAGGAAAGTCTTCCTCTGCTGGCTGCGATACTCTACTTCGATAAGGGAGTATATTCCTCGGAAGAGGCGCAGAAACTCGCTCTGAAGTTCAAGAAACTGCCTGTCAATACTCTCCGGGCGATAGCCCTGAACTTTACTGCAGTAAATAATTTCCTCTTCTCGAAGACTGAATTCTCCCTGCTTACCAAGTTTATACCGAAGGAGGGCAGCAGTATTACTACCGATGCAACCGATGCGCTCTACGATCTCTCCAAGGATGGACTGGGTAATGCCCGGCAGGTAGAACAGCTGAATGTGCTTACCTACCTCCGCATTCTCAGGAAGAAAACAATCGATGGAGTAAAGAGCCTGAAGGCTACCGGTATGGAGTTGGCCAAGATAGCAGACGAGGTAGGGTTACCTCTGGAGATAGTTAAAAAGATTGTATAATTAAGGCAGGGAAACACTCTCTGCGACAAAATTATAAAAGCCTATGTTATTGGATTTATTCGAATATTTCGCCAAGTTTCCTGCTACTGCAGGAGTTACGAAGGGTATTGCCAACAAGGGCGAGAGCAGCATGGAAGAATATGCTACCGTGCTCAAGGCAATCGAGGAGATGCCCGAGAAAGAACTGGTTCCGGAGATAGAAAACTACGTTTATGGCCAGTCGTTCGATGAGCTGAAGCAGCGCATCGATAAGCTTACCGGTTCCTTCCTGTTCGTAGATTACGGAGAAGTGGATATGCAGAGCGATGGGCGCCGGAGTTTCCAATGCACCCAGCGTATAGCCGTAACTGTAGCGATGAAGTTATCTGCTCATGCCGATATGCTCGAACGAGTCATAGCTAACGACCGCACCCTTCAGATGCTTTCAAAGGTTCATGCCCGTATCATGGCAGATGTGGAGACAGAAGGACTCTACTGGATGGACCGGGAGAGTATTACTACCTGCGAGATTATTCCGTTCGTATCTGCAGAACTCCAGAGCTACGGCTGGACCCTCATGCTCAATGCCACCGGTGCTGACGTCCTGGGCGTTCACGACCGGATGCGCCAGATGATGCGCTAGCGTCCTTTGCGGTTCCGGAATATTTGCGTAATTTTGCAATGTCTAAAAAACATAAGGCCGAAATGTTATGAAACAATATAAACGAAATATACCGATGATAGCAATCACCTCGCTCCCTCTGACGGCTGTGTCGGAAGGGTTCCAGTATGTGTATCAGGACTGGGAGTTCGCCAAGTGGATAGCGATAGCCGTCTCTATCGATACCTTCCTGGGTGTGTGGAAACATCTTATTCATAAGGACGCGTCTAGCGAATCCTTCTTCTCCAGGTTCACGAAGAAGATTGTAATCTACATCTTCCTGATGATCCTGAGTAATTTTGCAAGTCATGCCACCGTAGAGGGCTCTACCGTTGGCGCGATGCAATGGATAGGAACCTATATCTGCGTGTTTATGATGGTGCGTGAGGTGTTCTCCATTATTGAGAACATACAGGCTATATATCCGATATTCCCGAGGAACTTCGTAAAGCACATGAAGGACTTCAACGACAAGGGAGACTACATCGGCGGCGGGCCTATCAACTTTTCAGAAAAAGATGCGCCCGATGATGCATAATTAGGTATACATTATTATAATATATATAAAGGTATGGCAAGTAAAACTCAATTAGCCTTCGCCCGCCAGGTGTATGCTGCGGCCGTGGAGGCAAAAACAGAAATAGATCCCGCCTTCGTTACTGCCCAGGCGATGCTTGAGACAGGATGGGGTGCAAGGGTTATCGGTAAGGCTAACCTCTTCGGTATTACCAAGGGCAGCAAATGGGACGGAGATATCGTCATGGTGAAAACTCATGAATATTTCAAGACTCCCAAACAGAAGTTCAAGGAGCCAGACCGTATCGTCTCCGTGTGCAAGGTAGCAGGCAAAAATCTATGGTATTATACCGTGATGCGTGCCTTCAAGGATTTCGGCTCGATAGGCGACTGCCTGAAGGAACATGAACGTCTCTTCCAGAAGCCGGGCTATAAGGATGCCTGGCCATACCGTAAGGACCCGTTCAAGTTTGCCCAGAAGATATGCGACGCGGTAGGGTGCAAGTACGCTACAGCTCCTACGTACCTCGCCACCATTACCTCGATTATCAAGACGATCCAACGGAAGTGTGTATAGATTTTAAGTATTTTTGTTGTTATTTGTTGTTAGTGTGAATAGGTTTATAGGTTTTATTAAGGTTATTTTTCTAGTGCTGATTCCGCTCGCCCTGGTTGTGGCATTCAAGGAGTGTCACGACCTCAGAGGCGAGTCGGAGCGCACGAGAGAGAATCAGGATATCCTCCTTCACAACGGCAGGGTAGAGATTGGACGGACGCAGTCAGGCAGGCCAAGAGCTTCCGTGCAGGCGATCACGTTGAAGACGTCTGACCTAAAGCGTAACCCCGACTCTCTCCTTGCCGTTAACAGAAAGGAACTCAAGATAAAGAAAAGCCGGATCATGGCGGCAGCTACAACCTCTACCACCACCCAGGTAGACGTGAAGGCAGCTATCCAGCCGGTTCCTCACGATACATGCAGTCGAAGTCTTTCCGGTCTTTACCGACCGCCCGACGTCTCGCAGACGGTTTCCTGGAGCGATCCATGGATAACCCTGCGGGGCGATATCGAGGGCGACAGCATGCAGGTGCATATCGAGAGTCGCGATACCCTTCAGATGATTGTTCATCGTGTGCCGAAGAAGTTCCTCTTCTTCCGCTATGGAACCAAGGGTGTACGTATGGAGGTGGTGGGCCAGAACCCGCACTCCCGGCTCTCTTATCCCAGAATTATCATGTTTAAGAAATAGTTTAAGTGTTTATAGGTATGTGTAGTTAGGCTGAATTTTATATTAGATGTATCTTTTTTATACTCATGATTATTAGTTACAGTTATGATCTTCTAACATTGCACAAGCGTGTGTTCTAATTCTCATATGGAAATCTATCGTTCTTGTTGTAGAGTACGGTTTTCCAAGTTTATAAAGTTATCAAAATTATCAGGAAGCCCCGGTGCGAGATGCATCGGGGCTTTTTTCTTGCTGTTTTCTGAAAATAATCAGCAAAATGTTTGATGGTTCCAGAGAAAAGTGTTATCTTTGCAGGCGTAATGATGACATTGAACTAAGGTTGTGTGCAGATTGAGCAGAGTTTGTACATAACAAGTGAAAAGAAATACAGCTGTGTGGCTCGTGCTGAAGGACTGCTCTCCGGATGCACGAGCCCTTTTTTATGATTATGAGACCAACAGACGATGACGACTGGATTCCTCAGCGTGGAGGTGGAGACGACCGCTCAAATGGCGGAACCGTGATACATCCCCAGAGCGGAAGCTAGAAACGAGATGACGGTGATGATGGTGGCTACAATAACAGTACACTTGATCACCGTCATTGCTTTTTCTATATGGTCGCAGCGGTTGGCAAGAATACTCTTGTTGCGGTCGATGATTTCCTGGTTATTGCTGATGGCATCGAGAAGGGTATTGACGGAGTATATGGCGTTCATCTCTTCCTGGTTATGCCCATTCTTCAGAAGCCTGTCGATGTTTTCCTCCTGTATCATGTTCCTGGGCTCGTTGCCTGTATGCCTGAAAGGGTGAATCCATAGAACCTGGTTTATCATAATGTATAGCGCAATAAAGATGCCTGCCCATAGAACAGCAGCGGTAGAGAGCTGCCATAAAGATGGGCTGGAGAATACAAACGCCGTGAGGGCGATGAACACCGTGAGCAGAAACCCGGTCATGGTGTAGGCGCGGTCGGTAGACTTGCGGAGCTGCTCCAGCGTGCTGCTTGCCAATCTGTCTGAGCGCTCCAGGATGATGCGGGCTGTGTGCTCGCTCAGGTTCTTGCGAACCTTGCCGGTTATTATCTTTTCCATACCTTATATATATATTAATAGGTGAAACATTTCTTTTCTGCAAAGATACACTTTTTCCCGCTCATTTTCTACCTTTTCATGAATAGAAAGCTTAAATATAATTAATACTACGATTTTTCGTATAAAATATTTGGCTACTACGAAAAATAGTAGTATCTTTGCATTGTCTTAAAATAAAACGATATGAAGAAGATTTTAGTAACAGAAAAAGAGGAAGAACTGATAGAAGCTATCAGAAATTTCCGGAAGTCATACCCTAGAGGTAATCCACAGTTATTATGGTACGCTCAGCAGCTGTTTGATGAGCTGATTGAGCCGCCAGAGTATTACACCAAGTATTAACAGAACCCCTCCCTTCGGGGAGGGCATTAAAAAGCATAAGATTATGGAAATAACAATGAAGCAGGCTAAGGACAGCACAGTAAAGCAGCGCATACAGGATATCCAGATGACGGTATCATGGCGCGAGATAGCACATACCTATTTCGGAAAATCGGCATCATGGCTTTATCATAAGCTCGATGGTATTGATGGAAATGGTGGTGTAGGCGGTTTCACCGAAGAGGAGAAGGTTATGCTCCGTGGAGCACTTTGCGATGTTTCCAATCGCTTGCGTGCGGCTGCGGACAGGATATAATGAGGCTGGGGTCATCGTTCCCCATAAGACAGAAGTCGCCATAGCCTTGTGGCGCATCAGCCCCGGTGTAGCAGCGCATCGGGGCTTTTCATTCCCATTTTCAAGTTTTTTGTGTTAAATACCCGCTTTCGTTTGTTCTGTTCGGAAAATAATAGTATATTTGCACCGTGAGAATTAGTAACAGAACGTGGACACTCAAAAATAAGGAAGATATGAGAATACTTAATAATTTACTGGAAGGGTTGATTAGCCTGGGAAGACTGGGCGGAGACAACAGCCTGTTCAACGATTATCTGAAGGGCGATAATGCTTCAGATCTGAGAAAGGACTGGGAGGCCATCGGTAATGATATGAGAAAGGTTATGAACTTAAAGCAGAAATCGGCTTATGTCAGATAAGAAAGAATGTAGCGGAGAGATGATTCCTGCCAATATCAACGATATCCTGGAGGAGCTTCCTGAAGACAAGCGGAAGGTGATTGTTTCTACGATGCTCGCCATTGAGGAGCGGTCGTACAGCGGACCTCTTCCTTCGCCTGAAGATTTCAAGGCATATGAGCAGACGCTGAAGGGTTCCACCGACCGCATCATGTCGATGACCGAGAAGCAGGTAGATCATCGCATCGATATGGAGAAGACCATTGTGAAGAAGAAGTTTTTCCAGAGCACGCTGGGGCAGGTTCTTGCCACCATACTCATCCTCTTCTTCGGGTTTATATCCTATAGCCTTGCCATGAATGGCCATGATACCGTGGCCGGCATTATAGGCGTAACCACCGTTATCGGTCTTGCTGTGGTATTCGTATTGAATAAGATTCCGCCAATTTATCAGAAAGGCGAACAATAACATATCAGCCCCGGTGCAGCAATGCATCGGGGCTTTTTCATTCCCCAAACCCCTCATTTTTATGCTCTACAGCATATTTAAGTGTTAATTATTCTCATTGTGATAAAATTTCCCGATTTTTATTTGGCGGTTCCGGATTTTCTTCTTACCTTTGCCAACGGAAACAAGATGATAGTAATCTATCCGGCAGGGCGACCGTTTCGCCTATGGCTTCTGGCCGCAGGCTTTTTTTATGCCTAATGGGGAAAAATATTTTTCCTAACTGGGAATATATATTTTCCTAACTGGAGAAATAATTCTCACAATAAATGGCGGCTGCATGAACCGTAAGATTTGATTTGTCCTCTCGGATAAGCCATCATCTTGTAGACAACGGGGAATGCAGCCGCCACCCTTTAGTACAATCGGCTGTTAATGTCTACAAGATGATGCAATATGCAGAATTCTATTTTAATTAGTGATGCTCAGGTGCGCCCTGCAGGCATCAGCGTAGAGGAGGGCATGAAGGCCCTCAAGTGTGAAATCAGGAAGCTCGCCAAGACCAAGAGCGAGACCTTCTCCTACCTTTGCGGGGAGGCGGTTACGTATGGCGAAGTAGCTATGACCATGGCAGGTTTCTTCGCCTTCATGGCAGTAGCTGTATTAGGTGGCTTCATTATGGGAGGGGAGGTGATGTAGCTATGGCTAAGATTGATATGCTTAAAGATGTAGCGGAACGTCTTGCCGAGTACAAGATGTTCTATCCCGACGCCACGACGATAACGGTAAGTGTTGCAGACGCCAAATCCATCTCCTACGAGAAAGGTTTTGAATTGAGCAAGAAGATATGCCGCATGACGCATAGCGGGCTGCTTGAGTTCTCGATATTCGGCAACAATATGTTTGTCTTCAAGTCGAAGGAGTTCCTGAAGGTGGCAGACGGCTTCAAGAAGGGAGCCAAGGTAAGGTTCTATGACCCTCGCACGCCCGATATAAGCCGCGAGAGCGTAATGCTGGCAGACGGAATGCGCTATAACTGCGGCCTTCCCTTTATCTGGACAGAGGATAGCGAACTCGATGACCTCAAGAATAGCGACACCTTCGCCATATACTGGCGCCCGATAGAAGAAATGAGTGAAAAATAGCCAAACATCACTCATATGTTTGTCCTTTGACGTAAGGCAAGGATTTCGTATCTTTGCACCGAGAATTTTAACACAACAGAATTATGAGAACAATTAAGAACAAACATCGCAGGCGCACGCATCTGCTTTACAAGGTAGTATTGAGAACGTCCTGGTTTCAGTACACCGGCCGTCAGATGGGTCCGAACAAGACCGAGACAATGTGCTGGCTCGACTACAACCGCAGAGGCAGAATCCGCTGCTACAACGACAGGAAAAACGACCGTGCCATCATCGTCTGGCTCGACGGCAGGTATTACTCAGCTCCTAATACGCGGGGCTTATACCTGGAGAGAATCAGTATGAACATGGCAGAGTATAAACGATTAAATTCACATTAAAATGAGTAACGAAAAAGATAACAAGACCGTATTGGACGGAGCAGTAGAAACTGCTAAAGAGATAATGACAACTGAGATATTCCATGCTCAGCTAGTAAAGAACACCGAGGCTATCAATAAGGAACGCGAGGAGTATGAGCATAAGCGCGCAGAACTTCAGCAGGACCTTGACGACCAGAAGACCTTCTGTTCGGTCTCTAACCGTAAGCTTCAGACTGAAAAGCTGGAATACAAGATACAGGTCAACCGCCAGCAGGAGATGTTTGAGACGACTGAGTGCAACATCCGTGAAACCCTCAGCCAGGCGAACAAGGAATTCAACGAGAAGTATGCTAAGCTGAAGAGCGAGCATTCTCTGAAAAACCTGCAACTTCAGAACGAGCGCCACAAGATTTTCGAGGCTTACCGCAATTCTGGGGGGGGCAAACCTTGCCGAAGACTCTCAGCAAATGTACCCGGAAGGATGGAGCCGACCAAAGCCTAAAGATGGAGGAGTAGAATAATGGGACAGAAGAAAAAATATACAGTTGGTATAGATAAAGTCTGCGAAGGTACCGATACAGAACTTCGTGGCGACATGAAGTCGTTCGGAGCCGTCCAGAAGGTTACCAAAGAGCTAGGCGAGTGGCAGGAACAGAACGGTAAGCGAGCCTTCTTTCTGATAACCGCCGACGTGAGTACGGATGGTAATCTCAACCTGGCTGTCGGTGGTGGCGGCGACGATAAGATACTCGCTATCATGATGCATGGAGCCATGAATGCCAACGAGGACCTGCAGAAGGCTCTGTACACGGCTTGCAAATTGCAGGATGAGATTGATATAGATAACAATAGTAACGAATAAATTTTAGCAGATTATGGAAAATCAGAATAAAAATGCTGCAGCTAAGGTTGCGGCCAACATCAAGGAAGAAAGAAAGCACCCTATCTTTGAGGAGTGCGAAGTGATGGTTGACGGCAAGCCGGCACGTGAACACATGCTCAGCATGAACGGCATGTATATCTCGGGCATTACCGATGAACAGCTCAAGGAGATGTTCGAGAAACTGGTCGAAGTGCTGTGGAACGAAAAAAGTAGTTTTCTAGTCTATCATGTAATAAAGTGACAAATAATTTAATTTAGTCAATTCTCTAACTAAGGATGGCTGCCCGTGAGGGTGGCCATTTTTTCTGGAGCATAAATTTGGTTTTTCAGAAAAAGTGGTGTATCTTTGCACCCGAGAATTAGTAACACATTAAAATATATAGATTATGTTAGATACTTTCTTTGGCTTCGTGCAGTTCGTGTCGTTCGTGATTGCGCTTGTTCTTGGACCGTTTGTTGTCGGCTCGAGGATGTTTGCAAAATGGCTTGTTTATCTGACTTTATGTACCATATTTACTCCTTTGTTTGGAATACTTATATACGTAAAGTTCTTCAGGTACTAGTCCTTTGCCATATACTCGCCTGTTATTATATTTGCATTGCTAATTAGTAATGTATAAAGAATATGGTAACAGACAGTCTTGTTAAAAAGAAATTTGTTCACGAGACTCTTCAGGAAGGTATCCTGAAGATATACTCCACACAGGAGAACGTGGTGCGCAGCAACTTCCAGCGCCGTACCGGAAGACTTCTCACCACGCTTTCCGCACACTCGTTCGACAGCCAGATTTCGGGCGAGAACCGCACCATCTTCGTGCGAATCCTTCCTTATCTCCGTTTCCTCGATATGCAATACCGCCAGCGCAACGACCGCATCAGCAAGTTCAAGCGCAGGAACCTTGCACTCTACAACCGTGTGGTATGGGGCGTGCTCTATCACGAGACGTTCCCTAAGCTCCGTTATGGCTTCACGGATGAGATACGCCAAGGCATCCGTCAGGAACTGGAAAAGTCACTCAACCCTCAAAAATCATAAGTTATGGCAAGTAAACATTTAACGGAAGACGAAATTCGCTACACCGTCGATGTGAAGGCGGCAGCAGCCCAAAAGGAAATATACCGGCTGGAGCAGCAGAGCAAGAAGCTGCGCTCCGAGAACAAGGCACGACTCAGCCAGATGATTCAGCTGGAGGCAGCTGGCAAGAAAGAGACTGATACCTACAAGAACCTCAAGAAGCAATATACCGAGACTGGTAAGGAAATTCGCAACCTTACCTCTCAGATAGGCGAGCAGACCAGTAAACTCAATGTGCTTGATATGACTATGAGTCAATTGAAGAAGCAGCAGAAAAGTTTGCAGAAGGAATTTGAAAACACCTCAAAAACGCTCAACCCAGAACTTTATGATATATTGGAGCAAAAGTTGCAAGAGGTAAGTAGTAGAATGGCTGAATTGAAACAGAACGCTAAAAGTTTTGGTGAACTTGCGGCTAGCGACCAAGCTAACGGAATGCTATATGGTAACATGATGACCAAGGCAGCAGAACTCTTTGGTAGTTACGCACAAGGTTTCAAAGATTCCGTCAAAGAACTTATTGATGGTGGCTTGGAGATGGCAGAAACCGCCGATGGTGTGACCAAGGCTTTCAAGGATATGGATCAGCCTGACCTCTTGGAGAATCTTCGCAAGGCAACCAAGAACACAGTCAACGATGTGCAGTTGATGACCGCAGCCGTGCAAGCCAAAGACTTCCGCATACCACTCGAAGACCTCGGTAAGTACTTGCAGTTTGCCCAACTGAAGGCACAACAGACAGGCCAGTCGGTTGACTACATGACCAACAGCATCGTGACTGGTTTGGGTCGCAAGTCCCCGTTAATCCTCGATAACCTGGGTATCTCTGCAGCGGAAATCTCAGAGAAGACCAAGGAGACGGGCGACTTCATGAAGGCTGTGGCAGAGATTGTAGATACCCAACTTGCCGAGGCAGGAGAGACCTATATCAGCGCAGCCGACCGGGCAGCCCAGAAGACGGTAGAACTGCAGAACGCACAGAAGGCGCTGGGAGACGAAATCCTCCCGCTCAAGGAGCAATGGGATGATGCCTATGCAGATATGCAGCTGAACACCATCAGTCTCATATCCTGGTGCGTAAAGCATCAGGGCGTGGTGAAGACGCTCGGCATCCTGCTCACAGCCTTCACGGTTGTAGCGATAGCCACCAGCAACGCCATCAAGACGAATATCGTTGTAACCAAGGGTGCTGCCGCAGCACAGCAGGCATGGAACGTAATCTGCGCTACCGGAACCGGACTTCTGAAACTGCTGCAGGCGGGCTTCTACCTGCTCACGGGCAGGGTGACGCTTGCCAAGAATGCCTGGACCGCCATGAATGCAACGATGAAGGCAAGCGTCTTCGGGCTGATTGCTGCGGGAGTAGCTCTCCTCGCCATGAAGCTCTGGGATATGAAGAAGGCGACTGATGCGTCAACGCTGGCGCAGAAGGCACTCAACAATATCAGGACAGAGGCGCAAAAGCAGGTTGTGGAGGAAAGACTGAAACTGGAGAACCTGATAAAGGTGGCGAAGGACGAGAAACTCTCCATGGACGAAAGATACAAGGCCGTGGATGCTCTCAACAAGATAGTCCCTCAATATAATGCTACCATCGACAAGACTACAAAGAAGTTCAGGGCATCGGATAAGGCTCTGAAGGCTTACATCAACAATCTGGTGAAACTCTATGAGGTACAGGGTGCTAAGAAGCAGATACAGGGCCTTGCTGAGCAGCGTGCCGAACTGGAGGTTAAACTTGCCGGCGCAAAGAAGAACCTTGCTGGCGCAAAATCAGCACAAGGTCAAGGTGTTTCTTATACCACATCCTGGGGCGCGGTAGGTAACACCCAGAGCGATGCAGTCGGTCACTTCCAGTCACAGGTCAATTCGATATCGAATAGCATCAAACAACTCGATACGCAGATTCATACCATTACAGGCGCATTCGGAAAGGGTATCATGAATCAGACCTTGAAGGAGTCGTCAGAGCCGGAAGTTCCGGACAGCGGCATCGGAGGCGGTGGCGGCGGGAAAGGTGGCGGCGGCCATACCGGAACCGTAAATACTACCACTACGCAGCCTAACCCCGATGATATCGCATCGAAGAAATTTTCAGAAAACCGACAGGCTGATATCGATGCAGCCAATCAGGATTACCAGCAGGACGTGAACAACTGGGAAATGGCTCTCGCTCAGAAGAAGGTATCTCAAGAGAAGTACGATCTCGCCATGCAGGCTCTGAAGACCCAGCATACCGCCAACATCCTCGCCATCGAAACCTCGTATAGCGAGCAGTCGCAGAACATCGAAATCAAGGATGGCGCAAAGAAGAAATCACTCCAGGATAAACAGCAGGCAAACCTCCGGGCTGCAGAACAGGCTCATTTCGAGCAGCAAGTGACAGTAGAACAGGCTTATCAGGACGCCCTGGCAAAGGTGATGGAGCAAGGGGAGACGCAGCAGGAACTGACCCTGGAACAGCAACGCGACCAGAAGCTGGAAGTACTGAGGGGATATTATCAGGCTGCGCTCGACCTAGCCAAGCAGAACGGGGAAGATACTGCACAGCTGGAGAAGGCATATAAGGATATCCAGACTCAGATAGAGAAGGAGTATATTACGAAACAAAAAGAACTGCTTGACGAACAGGATGAAAAGAAGAAGCAGGCTAGGCAGGCTCTCGGTTTCGACCAGCAGAGCGAATACGACCGGCAACTGCAGCAACTGAAGCAGGCACTCGACAACCAGTATATCACTCAGCAGGAACACGAGGAGAAAGTGCAGCAGCTGAAGAGAGAGTCATTCATGAAACAGGCTGAGTGCTATACAAACCTCTTCAGTAATGCCGTGACTTCGCTGCAGAATGCCGAGATGGCGAACGTCGATGCAAAGTATGACGCAGAAATCAAGGCAGCCGAGGGCAATACGGCACTCCAGGAGAAACTGGAGAAGAAAAAAGCCAACGAGAAACTGAAGATACAGAAAAAGTATGCTGACGTGAACTTCGCCATGCAGGTAGCTCAGATTATCTCTAATACTGCAGTATCTATCATGAAGGCATACAGCGAGATGGGTCCAATCGCCGGAAGTGTTGCCGCAGCCCTGATGGGTGTGACCGGTGCTGCTCAGTTGGTTGTGGCAAATGCCGAGCGACAGAAGGTGAAGCGTATGACCCTCAACGGAAGCAGCGGAAGTTCTTCAGCTTCTGGTGCACGAGTGGCAAGCGGCCGAGAGAGCGGAGGACGAATCGATGTAGAGCGCGAGCAGGACGGCAAACACTTCAACGCCGAATATGCACCAGGTAAGCGCGGGTACGTAGATCATCCTACCGTCATCGTAGGCGAGGGGCCTAGAGGCAGGAGTAAGGAGTGGGTGGCATCGAATGCAGCCTTGGAAAACCCTACCATCGCCCCGCTCATCAGCCTGATGGATGCAGCACAGAGAGCCGGACAGATAAGAACCTTCGATATGAGCAAGTATCTGATGGCCATGCAGGGCAGGGCGCTGGGTGGAAGCATCGCCCGCCAGTCTGCCCGGACCAGTCAGGAAATCGCTCCTGGAGGGGCAGATTTTTACGTCCGGACGCAGGAATCTGCGCATCGCGATGCAGGAAATGCTACGTCGGGACGCAATAATGACGAGCTCCTGGAACTGCTCAGAGAGCTCAAGAGAGACGGAATTCGTTCGTTTGTGTCACTCTCGGATCTGGACGCCAAACAGGAACTGAGAAACCAGGCGAGAAAGTTTGCTAAAAAATAAAATCTTCTGAACATGAAAATAACAAATCTGGATAAAGGAAAGGCCTACCAGCTTGGCGAAGACGCCAAGCTGGAGGTAGAACGTACCAACCCGTTCTTCAACGATTACGGGGAAACGACCTCCCCGCTTGATATCCCGGCAAGCGATTACAACCGCATGATACTGAACTACCCTGATACCTTCGGAATGAGAGACAAGATGGTGGCTACGAACGTAAGCATCGAAGACGGCGAGTATTTCGCACAATGCCGGCAAATAGTTCTCTCGGCACAGCACAAGGGAAACATCTCCTCTTCATTCTATATCAACGACGGGTCCTTCTACTCGAAGATACAGAACGTAAAGCTGAAGAGCATATTCAAGGACGAGATGATACCCGGGTGCACGACCGTAGACGAGTGTATCGAGTTCTGCAAATCTCTCGTAGGTGGCAAGAACGAGAACTATGATATCTTCCCGGTTCTGCTTACTGATGACTCGGGTAGAGATACTGAGTACAACTACAAAATACTGAACTGGGGATGGAATGCAGGTACTATGCGTACTGCCAGCTACTGGAGATATAAGGAAGGAGGCGGTTACGAATACGTAACAGCTCACGAGATGTATACATATTCTCTGGGCGTTGACTCGCCGTATTTTGCGGGTGAATGGCTGCTTACTGATCATGTAAACGAAATACCGATATCTCTGACGAAGGGATATTATATATCTCCTTTTATCCGTGCCAATTATTTGCTGAAGCGGATTTTCAAGCATTTCGGGTATGACCTCAAGGAGAATTTCTTCACCAAGACGGCTCCATTCGATAAGATGGTTGTCTTGAACAACGTGATAGACGTACTAGTGAATGGACATATCCGTGTCGAAGATCTTCTGCCAGACGTGTCAGTATCTGATTTTCTCTCAGTTTTTCGGAAAAAGTTCCTCTGCGAGTTCGTTTCTGATGAAGGAACTCATACTGCAGATATCATCTTCCTGAAAGATGCGATAGACAGTAAGCCGGTTGCGGATCTTACCCGCCAGATGACAGAAGAACCTACCTTATCTTATAAGGCTGCATCCGATTATAAACGTGTTGTACTGCGCCCGAAGTATCAGGCGGATAGCGATACTGAGGATAGTTACGATGATATTAAGGATATGGTATCGAAAAATTCTGGCGCCTACTTTGATAGCGCAGACGGTTGCTTTTATAAGAAAGGTTATTCCGGAAACTACAGCGTGAAAGTAAAAATAGGTGGCTGTTCTCAGAGCTACGATTCTGGAGATGATGATATTGATACTCAAGATGTAGAAATACCAGAGATGATACCGGAGGTTCGTACGCTCAAGTATAGGGAAATCTTAGACGGGGAGACCGTGGAAAGAGACATGGACAGGCAACTGTATATCGGCGATTACGCTACGCTGAATTCATCGATGAAAGTTGCAACGGAAGACGGAGAAGAGGCAAGTGAATCGACTCCTATGTTGCCCGTCATACTCGCCTTCCCTTACGTATCTTCAGATGGTATAGCTTGCGGAACCGTGACAGCATATGATACGCATCTGTATTCAAATGTCGGATTCGGCTCGCATCAGGGAGAACAGACACCCCGGAAGATATTCGATTATTCCCTTGTGTATAATGGTGAGGATGGTATCTATGAGAAGTTCTACCGGCAGTATGATCTCCTGCTCAGGAATTCACTCCAGGAACTCAAGGTAAAACTGCTCCTCTCACAGTCGCAGAAGCAGAACCTGCCTTCTTATGCGAAGGTTGTGATCAGAGGTGTGAGTTTCTTCTTCAACAAGCTGAAGTTTACTCTTGGGGGAAAGAGTGAGCCAACGGAAAGCGAACTCAGAACCATCGCGCTCACTACACCTGTTAACGAGGCAGAGAGCCTTGAAGATTTAATGCCGGCAATGACCTGCAAGTACCAGTGGCTTGGATTCGAAGAGACGGTAGAGGTTTCGGAGAATGACTATAAAAAATCAGGTAACGACCAGGACCGCACCTTCAAGGTCATTTACCCTCCTCTCCCTTCAGCCGAGTATGTTGGCCAGAAGTATGGACTGCAGAAATCATACGTAAGTCAGAAAACCCGACACGCAACGATGTTCCGTCACAGCAAATGGGTATATCATTGTACGACCGTCTGGCTGGAATGCATACCGATTTCGTAGGATATTGTCCTTTGTTATCTCCCTGTATTATCTTAACTTTGCAATATAATCAAAGCAATTTTAAGATGATACAGGTTTTATTATATCCAGATGCTCTGAGCATGGTAGGCTCCATGAATGCCTTTGAGATATTCAGTACCTCGAAGGCTGATGTGGTTTTCGCTCTACGCTATAAAGGCTCAAGCGCAAACATCGTTCAGCACACTTATACGCCGAACGATAAGAACCGGATTACGTTATCCGTCAAGGATATCATCCTTCCTCTTCTCAGCTTTGAGGTAAAGGACAGTAGTGAACCTTATGCTCAGCCGAACATCATGAAATCCTTTGTGGCAACGGTTTACGAGGTTGGCAGCGAGGACAGCAAGAAGGAATTCACCTTCTCCGTTATACGTGCCGGAGTGGACCGGTTGGCAGATTCGGCAGCAAATTTTCTGAAAACCAACTTCCTCACCTGGCAGCCGCAGGTGAAGGCCGTAACCTATTATTCTCCGGAATTCCTTACCTATTACGCAACTGCCACCAGCGTGATGAAGTGCAAGGCATACATGTGGAACGGGACCGCCTACGAAGAAAAGGAAGTGGTACTGATGAACCATATGAATGCCGGAACCGTTTATACCGTGCCGGTACAATACGCCATTATCGCCAAGAAGATAGGCGGTTCTATCCAGCCATCTTATTACGATATCTGGGTAGAACAGGACGGGAAGCGGGTTACCTACGTACAACGCTACTATGCTAGCGACATGAAGAGCGAAGAAGAAGAGTGGTTCCTCTTCGAGAATTCGCTAGGAGGTGTAGACTGTTTCCGCGCCTACGGCAACAGCGAAAATACTGCAGAACATACCCACAATGTTGCGGAAATAGAGGAAGACTCTGAGGAATACCGCGTAGATACCACCCGCAAGTTTAAGAAGAACACCGGATTCCTGGACAAGAAGGAGCGCCTGTGGATGCTCGATTTCTTCCCGTCTCTGGGTAAGTATGTTTACCATGGCAATTCTCTTCGCAAGATAACCGTTACCGAGAGTGATGTGAACTACGAGGCGAAGGAGCTGCCTTCGAACTATACCTTCACCTACAAATATTCAGATGCCCGTCCGTACCTGAACCTCACGAGGTCAGATGCCAGCGATTTCAAACAGATGGATATCCATCTACCCGAAATCGGAAATTTTACTATCGCCCCTCGCTTAGTTGAGTTCCCACGTCAGCTGCTGAGTGGAGGGGTGCTCTTCCCTGTTCAGGAGCCCTATTCAGAAACATGGGGTGTTACTACTGCAGACGCTCTCTTTAACTACTTTGCAAGTACTCTGACCGACCGATATAGTGGCGGAGGAGGTATTGGCCATCAGCATTTCAACATCGAAGTGCTGAACGGACTTTCTTATGATTACGGTTATATCCTATACCAGGGCGACAGAATAAAGGCAGGTATGGCAGACGACTGCACTCCTGGAGGCGCGCTCGAAAAGAAGATGTTGCGCAAGGATATAGACGATACGGCTAAAGGTAAGATTACCTTCGAGGATGTGATATCCCTACTGAAAGGATTGAAGCTTGGAGACGGAAAGAGCCAGATAACTGGCGATGGATTGGCGAAACTCTATGCCTTCATGACATACAATTTCGTTTCCGGAGCTTATGGTTCCGGCGCAAGTATCGATAATAATGGTAATGCAGAAATGAACAGCCTGTTCGTCCGTCAGTTCATCTCTGCTCCTAAGTTCGTCTTCAACGAAATCTCTGTAACCAAAGCTGAGCAATGGAATACCAACGGCTATGGAACCATCGAGAGTGTAGATACCAAGAAACGCATCATCTCTCTCCATCTGGAGGGAAATGATTACGGATCCCTGCAGGTGGGAGATATCTGCCGCGGTATCTATGCCGATATAGATAACGCCCATGGTTCAGATAAAAATACCGAAGGCGCGTTGGATGATTGCAACTTCGTTCTGCATAAAGGTTTCTTCACTACTTACTTTTATGTAAAGAAAATCCTCACTAGCGAGAAGGGTAAGTTCGTATTCGAATATGGTAAACGTTCGGAGGCAACTCCGGATCCTTGCGCCTATATGGATTTTGCGCAGTATGGTAGCTTTACCGATGATAAGCGCCAGAGTAGCATGTATTTTTCTTCGAGGGGAAACAGTTATATCGAGGTGCTGGATGGCGTATGCAACTGGGAAATATATCCTCAGAACCGCGTATGTCGTTATGGATGGCTCGAGGGGCTTGCTATCCAGCGAAGAGACGGATCGTATATCCATCCTTCAGGCAATGGTATCTTCGTACAGGATAACGTATACTTCGGCGGCAACGTGGAGTATCTCGGTGATATTCTTGGGCTCGATGACCTGAAGAACGAGGCGAAGGCTTATGATGTGAGTCTCTCGCAGTATCAGAGCGTCGTCACGGTAGATGATATGGGCAATGTCATTAATGGTCTCTATACTCAGGATGAGGGCAAGGCTACCAAACAGTACCGCATCTCTACGGCCGTCTTCGTGCGCAAGGGTATGGATATCCTACTTGAGGAGGATGCGAATAGCGAGAACGTGACAGAAGGCCATTATCGCTTGCATGTGGTAAGCGATGATTGCGACGTAGAGGTGAATAACTCTACCGTTTTCATCAAGGGAATCAAGAACATTAAGGATGGCGTTTCCGGTACTGCAGATGATACAAATTTCAATTACGCAGCTATGCGCAAAATGTCGGATGCGATGGTGACCATCGTCGTAGAACTGGAGGGAAAGACCTCGAAAACGGTGCAGATGCCTATCCGCATTCAGCATGACAGCCTTCCTTTTATGGTGTGCGATCTGAGTAACGAGAGCGCATCGGTAGCCTGGAATACCAAAGCCGGTAAGTATATCGGTTTCCCTATCAAGACTAAGATATCATTGATGTATCATAACGAACCATGGGAGATTTCGTCACTCGGCACATCTAGCGCAGCAGGGTTGAAGTTATCTGTCAGTATTGATGGAAATGCGAAGGTGATTACCATCGATGCAGATAATCTTACTTCCGATACCCTCGCCCAGGTTACAAAACTGAACATTACAGCAACAGGTATCTATGCCGGAGCCAGCTACGAGTATACCAGGGAACTCACCATCCTGAAATCATCTGATACCGTAGTCTACGAACTGATACCTTCTGCCGATAGCGTAATTATCGACAAGCAGGGCAATATGAGTGCAGAAAGTATCTCATGCGATATATGGGCAACATCATCTGATGATAAGAGATATAAGCTTACAGAATTACCGGCAGGGTATCATCTGAAGTATGGAACTACTGATACGCCTGATACTAACATGGAAATAGGCACAGAGGTATCTGTGCAGGATGATGCCCGTCAGGTGGTATTTGCTCTTTATGATGCTGCAGGGAATGTATTGGATAAGGAAAGCGTTCCGGTACTTACCTGCGGTGCTGATGGAGATGGTTATGAGTACGTCTATTATCTCTCGGATAAATCTAGAATTACCGCCCGTCCTAAACGTATGAAAGGCGAATTGTATCCTGATGGCTGGCAGGAAGATCCGATGGAGCCAACTCTGGAGAAACAGTATGTATATGTAGCGTATAAGGCTGGTGAGGTAGGCTCTGATGGCATTTTCTCTCCTCCTAAGCTGTTCAACCGATACCCGAAGAGTGTATTACGTATCGAAACCTGGTATTGTGCTGGGGATAGTGCTGAAGTTAGCAAGAACGTATCATTATTCAGGGATTACGGAGATCAGGATTTCAATAATATCGTTTTAACTGATGCAAAGCCTTTTCTCTGGGTGATGGAGATTACTTATTTCACAGATGGAGATGAAATTATAAACTTTGCCTGCAAAGGTTATAAGGGTAAGGACGGAGCAGATGGAGCAGATGGAGCAGGCATCATCGTAGGCTACCAGTCTTCAGCTTCAGAACCTTCAACCTCTCCAACACCGAAAACGCTAGCTGATTATAATAAAGCGCAGGATGATATTGGAGGCGGCTGGACCAAGACAGCTCCAGCAACGGGAGGCAAGAGTATCGTGTTGGGTGGTAAGATTACAACAGATGAGATTATTGACCGGTACAACAGCAGTACTAACGCATGGGGAACAGAAGAAAGTGAAATTCTGCTAGATGGTATCAAGCAGAAGAAAACCTTCTACAAGACTCCTTCCTCTCTTGGCAACAACGGCAAGTGCATACGTCGTATTAAGGTTGTTAACCATTTCCGGGATAGCTATCTCAGAGTGATGCTGAAGTCTTATTCTGAAGCCAACTGGGATTTGGTATGTATCTCCCAACTCTATTTGCCGTCTGAGGTTATCAATAGCAAAGGTGAGCAGATAAAGGAAGATAGCGAATATCTCAACAGATCGAAGCACGCCTATGTAGTAAGCGGCGATGGTCAGAGTCTTGTTGCTAAATTATCCATGCCTGATGCAGGAGAATATTATTTCTTCGTTGGATATTTCAAGGATGGCGGTACAGACAGCTACGGCGACTATGGTCTCTTTGCCTGGCAACCGATGATAGCTCTTACTGAGAGTTTATGGCGTACCGACGGAACCGTAGATGCTGTAGGCAACATAACCTGGAGTAAGGCGATGCCGATGCAGGCTGAAGCCGTGGTTATGGAACGCGCCTATATCGCTACCACTAACGATACTTCGGTACCAGGCAAGCCTTATCGTACAAATGGTATCCTACAGGGAGGATGGACGGCGAAACGGCTGGCTGTATCGTCTACAAACAGGTTCATCTGGGAGTCGGTTCGTACAGGAAAACATGGTACTGACTCTGCTCAGGATGATTGGAGTCAGCCTGTTGTGGTAGCCAACTTTGCCGAAGCTGGTAAGATGGGTAAGAACGGCTGCATCGTCCGGAATTCCGAAGGATGGAAGAGTGGCGCCACCTATCACAACGACTCTGCGCTGACCCTTGAGCAGAAGTATATTGACCTGATATATATCGAGGACAGTAATGCCAACGACGGCTGGTCTATCTACCAATGCAACGTCACACATACAGCTACGGGCAGTTCCTTCGACCATTCAGCTACCGACTCAGATGGTAACAAGCTGTGGGTAAAACTAAGCGATGCCGGTCCGATGTATTCTCCTCTGATAGTGGCAAAGAATGCGGTTCTGAAGTTTGCTCAGGGTCAGCAGTTCAATCTGATGGAAGGCGATAATATCTTCGGTTCATTCCGTTGGGTACAGAATAATGCAGATTATGCGTTCTGGATTGGCGGTACTGATGGCAGCAAGGCTACTACTTCTATTACGAGAGGTGGTAAGCTGAAGTCTACAGAGGCAGAGATAACGGGTACGATTTATGCGACTTCAGGAACTATTGGAGGTCTGCATATTACTGAAAAAGGGCTTAGTATTGGTACTTTTTTTCAGAATGTTCTATATCTGGGTACGCTATTGGAACAATCATCGTTCTGGAGTGGATACTATAATAATGGGTATGGAGAGGTATGCGTCGGTAAGGCTGCGTTATTAAATCCTTTTACTAACTATTGGCAAACGACATGCGATATGTATGGAGATCGCGAATCTGGTCAGTATGGATCTTCTAATGTCGCTAATGCCACTATGATAGTTCGTAAAATTAGTAAAGGATCGAACCTGAACAGCTCTTCTGGTGCAAGAAATCCTGTGAATAATCCTGCTTACGCAGCTCTGCATGTTGATACAGATGAAGGCATCGGCATACGTAGCATCGGCGGTAACCTTCTGGGATGTATCGCGCAGAACGTGATTCGAACTGATTCTGTGACAGCGAAAGAGCAGGTTGCCATCGATAACAATAGAGTAGGTATAATTGTTATGCTCAATAGTAGTGTAGCTGACATAAAATTGCCGAAGAATCCGATAACGGGGCAGATGCTCATTGTTATACAGGGTAATAGCAGGATATATTTCGACCCTGTTGTTTCAGGCAGAAAACTATATTGCTGCGGCAAGATACATACAACCTCAGATAAGTTCTATTCTGATGATGTCGGGCAGTTTAATATTCTGACTTGGGATGGAACTTACTGGCAGTTGCAATATATATATCATTAATAAAACATAAGATTATGAAGATAAATTTAGAAAGAGTAGAGGTCTTTACTGACCTCAGTAAAACGCAATGCGCAGTAGTAGACATGCGCAAGGAGATAGCTAACGTCATTTATGAGCGCGGGCAGGGATTAGCCTGTTCCGTGCTCGCTCATAAGCTCTACGAAACACAGGGCGAAGTGGAGATTGATGATAGCGAGAAAGAAATCATAAGTCGTGTAGCCGAGCAACTGCTTACCCCGGCTGCAGGCGAAGGAGTGATGAAGCAGATTAAAACAGAATAGCATTATGGCAGCAGTAAACATCAACGACGTAGCCAGCCAGCTGAATACGGCATCCCGCCTTGTGGTGAGTACCGACTTCTTCTGGATCTACATGGCTAACGGCTCGCAGGCCAAGATACCTGCCGAGTTCGCAAGGGCTTACCTGACCGCAGGTATCAAGCCAGTAATCAACAACAACGGCCATTGGGAGATAGGCGGCGAAGATCTCGGTATCGTGGCAGAAGGCAAGACTCCTCAATTTCGTGGCGGAGCAATGGGTATCGAGGTGAGCTATGATAATGGCAATACGTGGACTCAGGTAGTAGCCTATACGGATATAGACCCAGACCTGGATGCCCTGGCAGCTGCTTATACTAAGGTGACGCAAGGTGAAGCTGACAGAGTGGCGGCAGAAAATACCCGCAACAGCAACGAAACCGCACGCCAGAACGCCGAAACTACCCGTAACAACAACGAGACGGCGCGCAAGACGGCGGAAACCAAACGGCAGCAGGACACTTCTGTCGCTATTACCAACTCGCAGACGCAGACTGCCATTGCCAAGGAACTGAACGAACATCCGGTAAAGATGGGAGATAACGGCAACTGGTGGCAATGGAACATCAAGACTCATGCCTACGAAGATACGGGCATCGTGGCTCGAGGTGGAGCCATGTATCCTACCTTCAAGCATATTGGCAACAAGCTCTATATCGTGGACTACGGCAGCAACGTGAGCGAGCGAGTGGTGAAGAAGGGCAACAAGTTAGTATTCAGAATTTAATTATCAATTTTTAAAGTAATAAGAATATGGCAGAACAGCAAGAAATTCTTTTAGGTAACGCCTTCGTATCTGATAAAGGCAACTGGCAGCAGGGTATGACCTGCGAAACAAATGACATCGTACACACCCAGGACGGTATCTTCCTCTCACTGGTAGACAACAACACCACCCAGCCTTCTGCTTCGGCAGAGGGATGGAAGGTGTGGCTCGACAAGGCTCCGGTCAACGACAGTATCAAGCAGTTCAAGGCGCTGATGGATGCCTTTCAGACACAGAACCCGTTCTGCGGATTTGCCCGCATATCGGGCGATGCTGACCCTGCTCCTGCGAGCAATTACATTTACGGCGGGCGAGATTTGATACGTGAGATAGGTTCGCACATCAAGCTGGGAACCGTGAAGCGTGTCGGTAACGAAGCCGTGCTACAACATGAATGTGCAAAGGGCCGCATTACGCTTGCCTCCAATGGTGAGAATGTGGCGGTAGACGGTTCTGAGGGCGATATCATGGTACACAGCGATATTCCGCTCTATCTGCTGAAAGGTAACGAGACGGTAGGCGGTAACGAGATGAGCTGCATCGGCGTGGGCGTTATCCCGTGCTACTGGCAGAACCATGCCGCCAAGCTTCTCGGTCCCTTCGCTATCTCTCCTTTCTATACAACAAACTGTAAGCTGACTGGCGATGAGCGCTCACAGGCCCATTGCGTCATCGGCGATGCGGGTGTTGGCCATTACAGCGCTCCGAACGGATTACTGAAGGAAGTGTTCAAGGCGAGCGGAGCAGGTTATCCTAGTCAGTATGTATCTGCGCTGGAGTCTATTCATCAGGCACAGAATAAGAACGCAGATGCTAATACTAATTATCCTTATATGGGTTGTTATTATGAATTCTACGAACTGCTGCTAGTGTTGATGTATGCCGAGTGCGGAACCCTGAATACTACCGACCTCTACTGTATGGGCACAGGTAGTACGATGCAGGAGACAGTAGACGACTCAACCTGGAACAACGCTAAGATTGCAGCCAACAGCGGTATCAAGATGTTCAAGAGTGACAAGACGGTTGTAGGTTTCGGTGGATTGATGTCGCAGAACCTCAAGAGTGGAGCCAGTGGTGGTGCGCAATATAATGCAGACCAGCTGGTAGGCTCTCAGCATTACGGCTTCACGAAGAACGGAGAGGTGCTTTCTGTACTCGATAAGATTACGAAGGCAGGCTTGCAGTCCAAGATTGGCTCTTCCTCTAATATCTTCTATGAGGATGCCAGCGGCAATATGGTTTGCTCTTCTGATGGCAGCATCAATCCTACTAACGGCGATGGCATGACAGCCAACAAGCGATATTATATCGTTCGCGACGTACCTAACTGCCAGGGTCTCGGTGATGGTGTGATGACAGCTGTTGTCAACTGCTACGTTAAGATGAGTTGCGCAGATAGCTGTTATACGGGTTCTACGAGCCTTGCTGGAGGTTATATCATCTTCAAGTTATCTCATTCTATCTATCGTGGTTTGAGCATACCGATGGATGGACTGTTCAGTCAGCTGAGCGGAGCACATTATCTTACGGGTAGAACATCCAGCGGGTATTACAACCGTTTTTACTGCGCCAGCAAGTGGCAGGATGTGCAACCTCTTACAAATGATACCGCCTATGGCAATGTGGGTAGTGCTAAGGACTTCAATATTCTGAAGGGACTCTCTGATGTAGTTGATGTCAGCGGTAATCAGAACTGGATAAGCAAGGCAGACTATTCTCGATCTCTCTTCTGTTTTACCGGCTTCAGTGGCAATCCTCACACGCACGAATGCTGCTTTACCTGGAATGGCAATTATATGTGGGGATATGGTAGTAACGGTTTACCAGAAGTCGGCAAAGAAGGCGTCAAGGCCCTTGTTGTCGGCTGCAATGCGGCTAACGCCATTGCGTCCGCTCGTACTGCGTCTTGCGACAACGCTGTTGGCTCTAGCTATGTCAGTTACGCTGGGGCTTTTGCTGTCCCTCAGCTCAAAATCGAACAGTAATAAGGCAGCAGTAACAAAAAGCTGTCGGCTTCTAGACATATAGCCGTAAGCAAGCCTACTAGCTGCGGAGCGGCGGCTTTTAGCCGCTCCGCATGGCCCGTCCTCTTTTCGAGGGTGGAACGAAACTTTTTCAGAAAAACGAAGTAAAAAAGAATATAATGAATAATCTCATCGGACAGAAAAATAACGATTCAGCGAAGCAGCCATCATCAGCTAATTGGATGATGTACGGCTGTTCGGTGGGTGCGTCTAGCCAGGAAGTGCATGGCATGCCTTCTCGTGTGGAGGATGCCAACCAGGCATCCGAACCATGTACTTCGGGCGAAGACAAGAGTGCAGGCAAGGAGAAGGCCCTTGTTGTCGGCTGCAATGCGAATAACGCCAATGCGTCCGCTCGTACTGCGTATTGCAACTACGCTGTTAGCTCTAGCTATGACAATTACGCTGGGGCTTTTGCTGTCAAACAGGTAGAAAACACAAACATGAAACACCTTGCAGCGCGGTCTACAAGATCAAACATAGCGCAAAACCATGCCTCCACCGGTGGGCATGGAGCGGATGAAGTTAGCAGTCTTCCGTTCTGGACGGACGATATTGCCGACCCGTGCTCCCACGAGCTGGGAAGCTATCCGCTGAATGCTACCCTTGAGGGAACGGAAGCCGAAAAAGAGGCCATCCTTCAAGAACTAGCTATAGTCAGCAGGAAAAGAAAACTTCAAAATCTGAAACGTTTCATTGCCAACCCTATTATTGTAAGAATGGGAGTGGAAAGATGCTTGTCTAGGGCAAGTGATTCGCCGGAAGTGCGTGATGCTATCCGTAATAAGGAGAAGATTATATCGCGTCTCATACGAGAGCTGACCAACGGAACCTATCGTTGTCAGCCTACCACCCGCAGGATCATTACCAAGCGGGGCAAGGGTGACAAGGATCGTAATGCAGATATCTATACAGTATATGATCGATGCGTACAGAATATCCTGCTTATCGTGTTACGGCAGAAACTCACAAACAAGCTCTCACCCTGGTGTTATTCCGGCATCAAAGGCAGAAGTCTATGGAGCAACAATAAAACATACTGCATGGTGAACCGTATACGTACCTATGTGCAGTATCATCCGCAGGCGAGTGCAGGGCTTACCGACATCCGTCATTTTTATGAATCATTACACTCCAAGGTTGTGCTGGGCATATTGTTCGATACAATTACGTGCCCATATACCCGTTCCCTTCTCTGTGATATACTTCTTCAGACGAAAACGCTTGTTATTGGCGGTACGCTATCTCAAATCTTCGCAATGCTCACTCTTACAGAGATGGACTACGAGATTAATCGCATCTTCCATCCTCAGTTCTACGGAGCCTTCGGAGACAATCGCATCATTATGGATGATGATCGAGAGAAGGTAATCAAGGCGGTACATTGGGAGATGAGTTATCTGGAAGGTAGATATGGTATGCACATGAAGAATGACTATCAGGTAGTAAGAGTAGCCGACGGATTCATGTTCTGTAAGCAGCATTTTAAAGGTTCGTTCGTTAACGTGAGGGCAGAAATCAGACGCAGGGCTATACGTGGAGCCATACGTGGGCAGCAGCATTATGCCGGCTATCACGGCATGCTCGTGAAGACAGACAGCAGAAAATTAATATATTTGATTAAGAACAGATTAAATTCATTACGAATGAAAAATCAAAAAGGTATGATGATAAAGCCGATGGCAGGCGAACTCATTAAACTCAATAAGGTAGAAGGTAAGACCATATATATTACCGATTATGCGGTTCGAAAGAACAACAAGGACAGCGAATATTTCGTGCGCTTCCAGTTTGTCGTAGTCAATGAGGATGGCAGTAAGCATCTCTACGTAACCAATAATGGAAGCTTCGAAATCAAGGAATTCTTCAAACTAGTAGAGAATGGATCCGTCTCCTTACCCGTGAAGACTCGCGTCTGTTCAGAAGGAACATCCTATTATTTCGAGCAGTTCCATACCAGTAACCAGGAAGCTTGTAATCTGATATGCGAGCAGCTCGGTATTTAAGCGTAATTATTAATAATAAATAAAGATAGATTATGAATAAGACAAGACAAATTTTTGAAACCCAGCAGGCACAGGTACTTGTGTGCGGTAGTGGAAGAATAATGGTAGCCATCAACGAAGAAAAACTGAAAGCTACGGAACAGGTTCCTGTAGCTATGAGCAAAAACGGCGTGATGAAGTATGAAACCCGCCAGAAGACTCAGTACGCATATGACGTCTACTGGATTACTCTTCCTCCTTCGTCTGCCTATGATGCAGCTACCCTGCTTCAGGCGGTCAAGTCCTCGATACTCGCTGATATTACTGCCTACGACTCTTCTGCAGCCGTTAACGCTTTTCTACTGAATGGTATGCAGGTATGGCTCGACAAGGCGACCCGTGTAGGACTAATGAACTCCACAACTATCGCTAAGAATATGGGGCAGGAGAAGGCTACCCTCTGGCTTGGCAGCTATCAGCTGGAAGTAGACTGCGACAAGGTTATCCAGTTGCTGTCAGCATTGGAGATGTATGCCCTTGAGTGCTTCAATGTGACCGCTGCGCATAAGAAGGCTGTTAGCGAGCTGGATAATATCGAGGCTGTTCTGACCAATGATTATAAGTCAGGCTATCCTGAGAAACTGAAGATGGAGGTGTAGGCTTATGTGGTATTTCGCTTTTATCGCATTCCTCCTTCTCGGAGGGTATTTACTCCTGATGGCTCTGCGCTTCGGCATCCCTAATATGGTGAGCGATACCTATTATCAGCTACAGGGCTGTACTGGTAGTGAAATTGTTCCCTTCCGGGAACCTCGCAATATGGGCTGGATCTTCTCTCTACTGATGGTGACTGTAGCCTTCCTTATGCTCGTCTGTCTGCTCGATACGGGCAGAGGCATCCAGTTCCTCGCTTTTCTTGGATGTGCAGGCTTATGCTTCGTGGGTTGCGCTCCAAATTATTGCGATTATGATGCCTATTCCGTACATAAGCCGGCTGCGATCATAGCTGCAGCAGGCAGTATAGGCTGGTGCTTGAGTGTCAGCGTCGTTCCGACCCTCATCACCCTCACGGCCTATCTCTCTTATGCTTACTACTCCCGGGACAGTAAAACTCGCCATCCGTGGTACTGGGCAGAGGTTAGTGGTTTTGCTGATGTGTTCGCTACGTATATAATAATGTGATATTATGAGCCAGGTTGTTAGAAATAGATGGCATGATGTTCCCACAGAGAGGGAAGTGTCGGAGATATTGGATTGCGGGTGCGAAATGGAGATATATGTTAGTAATGGAAATATATATGTAGAATGTGTCGCTCCGTGAGCAATGTGTAGGAATGTATGATTGTAGGAGAGTAAATCTCCTACAATCATTATACTAAAACACACCCTCGTATCCGATAAGTGTAGCATTTGCTTCTTTGCAATCCTGGGGCGTATATATATTGGTAATATCGACAGACGAATGTCTCGCTTGATCTCTAACAGATAGAAGGTCTGTTTTAGATTTGATCATATTAGTAATTCCAGTATCCTTCAGACTGTAGAACTTATATGGCGCAGGCAGGTTCAATGCTTTTCTTACTTTATTATCCCAATATAGCGAGTAGAGTCTAGCCTTTATCGGTTCTAATCCTGGTTTAAAACTGTTGCCAAAAATATAGTAATTCTTAGGTCTTGAGAATATTCCTAGCTCTTTCATAAGTTCGATAACGTGGTTGGGGATGGTAACAACGGCGTCGCGCCTGTTCTTTGTGTAAGCTCCGCTTAGGTAGAGAGTCTTCTTCTCTAGCGATATGTCTCTGATGCGAATGCTACACATCTCTCCAGGACGGACGAACAGATAATGAAGAAAATAACATGCAAGCAGGAAGTGCTTATTTTCTTTCTCAAGGTGAAATTTAATTTCGAGCAGGACGTCGTTAGGTATAACGTCTCGATTTTTACGGTTGAGTTTCGTTGTTACATTAATGCCATCAGTCGGATATTTCTCTAAAAAACCTCTCTCGACAAGGTAGCTAGAGAATGACTTTAACCAGCCTATATAATTATTTCTTGTTCTTATGCCATTATTTCTTCCAACAAGCACGTAATCCAGAAACTTACTAATTAGGGTTTTGTTGAACTGGTATATATAAGTAATATGTTCGTTATCGTTTAGCCACTTCTGCAGGAAGTCTAATTTTCCTTCGTAGTTCCGCTGGGTACCAGGCTTCAACCCGCCCACTTTTACCATTTTCGCCAGATATACTCTGTATTTATTGCACACATCTGCAAATAACGCGTACTCTTCCTTATTAGATTCTTCTATCCAAGGGTTCCATCCTTCAAGAAGCTTTTGAGTAATACGCTTAATGAGAGCTTCGCCGTACACTCTCTGATTTCGCTTACCCTTTATGTGTCCGAGCATAATCTTTTTTAGGCGCAACTTTCCGTAGCAAGGATCAAAAACTTTAAAGGATACGTAGCATTCAGAGGCCTGATGCAACTTTGGAGCTGTCCATCCAATAATCTCATGGATGTTCTCTTTGTTTTTACAAACATAATTTTTTTGGGTCATTTCTCTAATTTTCTTAGTGAAACGCCCTAGTTAATATTATTATACCTTATTATATATATAACGCACCATTTAAAGATATATTTCATGAATCCGTCTTTTTTTATGTTATTGCATTACTATAATCAAACAAAACAATAATGTCGCCTACATGCGCAGTTCTTTATATCTTCACCGATTTTTCGCCGAGTAAGTTAGTTTTATTTTGTTCTTATTTCTTAATTATCAAATAGTTATGCTATTTTTAGAAAAAAATAAACGAGTTTGTTCAGTTGAATGCTTCACGATGGTATAGAAATTAAAAATACTGATATGGGATTTTATATAAAAGAATTTGAGGCTAGAGGTAATGGTAAAAAGCCAGCTCGTGTTTCATTCATAAATGGTTGTAATGTTATATATGGTGGATCAGATAACGGAAAAACCACATTATTTAAATTGATAGATTTCATTTTAGGTAAATCTAGCAAAGATATCACTCTACCACCTCAAGGTGATGGCTATACGGATTTTTATTTAGAAATAAGAGATGGGGATAATGTTGCCTATACATTACATCGAAAAAATGGAGAAAATGAGATTAATGTAAAAAAGGCATCGTTGAAAGATTATGATTCAGTTCTGGATACAGAAAAGTATAGTTCTTCTTCACGTGCAGCCCAGCCTATTTCTATGTACCTCTTACAACTCTCTAAAATTCATGATGTATACCTTAAAAACGGTTCAACGAAATCACTGTTGTATTATAGTCATATAAGGCATCTTTTTATGGTTGATGAAGAAAGAATGGTTACAGAGAAAAACTCATCATTTATTCCTGAATTTAACTATGCTATTCGTGAGCTTTATAAAAGTATTATTTCGTATTTGGTCACAGGTATTGATGATAAAGAATACCAACCGGAGGAAAAGGCTTCTGTTAGAAAAACCAGATTAAACGGAAAAAAAGAATACTTATTGGAAGAAATAGATAAAGCTAAGAAAAAATTAAATTCTTTAGGTGATGCGGATTATATAACTATAACGGATAAGGGCTTTCTTGATAATACTGAGCTTCAACTGAAAGATTTCTCCATCAAGTTGGATGAGTTGTATGAAAAGAAGAATACATATAAGGAGGATTTAGAGCGTTTGCTGAGATTGTTGAAAAATCAGGAATTGTTTATTGGCAAGTTAAAAGGTCTTTTAGCCATTTATAAGCAAGATTTGAATAGATTGAATTTTGTCAATTCTGGTTTTTCAATGATGTCTGCTCTAGGTAACGTGAAATGCCCTTTGTGTGGTTCTGATGTAGCGATAGAGTCTCTAATGGGGGGTGATTCCGAAGTCTATGAAAAGGCTATAGAAAAAGAATATGCTAATACCTGTTTTAAGATTAAGGATATAGAGAATCTTATTGCTTCTAAAGAACAAGATAGTCAGAGAACTGCTAATAAAGTGGGAGAATTGAATTTAGAGCTTACTAGGGTAAATAATAAAATTGATGAAGTTAAGCCTAACTTTTCGCAGTTGAAGCATGTTTTTTCTGTAGCCCAAAGGAATATGGAAAAGAAGTTTAAACATCAAGAATTGGAAAGATTCATAAATGACAAAACAGCTGAATTGCAAACTCTTGAGACTTTGATTAAAAACTGCAATAGTAAATCTGATAGTGTAGAGTATTTCAAAGAGTACATGAATCAGAAATTACTTGATGAGATAAAGGAAACATTAAATGCTTGGAAGTACGAATGTGATGGAATTCAAAATGTAGGCTTTGATGATAAGGCTTTTGATATAAAGATAGATGGGAGAACTAGAACTAGTTATGGTAAAGGCAATCGATCTGTATCAACTGCTGCTGTGATGATTTCTTTATTTGACTATATTCATGAAAAAGGGCGCGCGTTTTCTGATATATTAATTCTTGATTCTCCTCTCTGTACAAGATATGACAATAAGATAGATGTTCGTGCAAATGATGAGGATGCATTAACGCCAAAGGGTGTTATTGATTCTTTTGCTAAATATTGTAATGATAAGGATTGGAAGTATCAGATCATCATCTTGGATAATAAAATAACCAATGATATTGGGGTTGATACATTGACGAATATTAATTTGATAGAATTCGGTACTGCAGAAAGATATGGTCTATTCTATGAATAAAAATTTATAGGTGGCCATTGGCTTTAAAATAATATATAACTAGACAATATGGCACAAGAAATAATTCCTGATAAGCAAAGTGTACTTTCTTGCTTGAAACAGAAAGTGTATTACGTTGATTTTTATCAGCGTGAATATGTATGGACCAAGAATACGGTGGAGGTCCTCTTGAACGATATCTTCTATGCCTTCGAAATCTCGTATAAAGAACATAAGGATGAGGAGATGTCGCAAGAGGTGCTGGAAAAGTATAACTGGTATTATCTCAATGTCTTTATCACCAATAAAGTGGAGGGGAAGGTGTTTATCGTTGATGGTCAACAGCGCCTTTCTACGCTTACTTTGATTGCTACGAAGCTTTATCATATTACAAATAATGATAATCTCAAAGATATCCTCCGTGATTGCATCTTTGCAAAAGATCAGTTTAAAGGCAATGTCTTTTGTATCGATAACGACAAGAGAAAAGATGTGATGCAATGTATCCTTGATGGTACTGTGTATCAGGATGCTTATAAAAACAAGACAGAAGAGACTATCATCGAGAGATATGAGGATATCAGCAAGTTCATCGATGACAAGCGGTTGGATGATGTTGAATTGACCGCTTTCATCTATTACTTCCTCAACAGACTGGTTCTCGTGGAACTGTCTATCCAGAAGGATGATACGCCTATGGTCTTTGAGGTGATCAATGACCGTGGTGAGGCTTTAAAGCCTTTTGAGATTCTGAAGGGTAAGATGATTGGACTCCTTTCGAAAAGTGATACCAACAAGTATTCTGAGAAGTGGGATGCTGCATTGAATAGAATCAGCGGAAGAGAGGATAACTTCTTTGCTGATTATTTGAAGTCGCAGTTTGTGTTCAAGAAGAATGCCTCTCTGGAGAAGCAGATTATCAACTCCTATCACCGATATATCTTCGATTATAATGATATTGCTGATAAACTTTCTTTCAGAAGATCGGACAAGAAACATCATGAGAACATTAAACTGTTTATCAACAATGAGTTGGGTTATTATACTTCTCTTTATGCTAAGATCTCGACTTGTGGTGATGAATTTGTGCAATATAATCTGAATATCAATGATATCTCTGGGCTTTATCAGCAGATTATGGCTGCCTGTGATGTCAATGATGAGCTAACTGACGAGAAGATTCATGCGATAGCTAAAGAGGCTGATAGGCTCTGGGTGCTCTTTGTGCTGAATGGTATCTATGATAGCAACGATTTTCAGGATGTTTCTTATCGATTGAATGGGAAACTGAAGGGGTTGGATATGGCTTCCTATCGTGAAGTATATGACGAAATTATCATGCAGAGTATTAGGGAAAAGCGTAATGTTTCGGGAGAGGTTTCTTTGCTGGATTTCAATAGCTTTCTGAGGAAAAACTATACGAATACGAATCGCCGATTCCTGCGTTATCTGTTCTCTAGAGTTGAGAAGTTTATCTGTGAACATACGAATCAAAATATGCAGAATGATATCTACTATATTTCTACTAAAACCGGTAATAAGACGGGATACCATATAGAGCATATCCTCTCTGAAAATGAAAAGAACAGGGGGTATTTTAAGGATGTAGAGGAGTTTGAGGATCAACGTAACCTGTTGGGTGGCTTGCTCTTGCTGAAGGGGTTGGATAATATCTCTTCTGGTAATGAAGAGTATTCGGATAAGCTGAAGACTTATAGTAATGGCTTGGTCTGGGGACATTCGCTTTGTGAGGATTTTTATCATGCCAACAAGGATTTTGATAAGTTTAACAAGGAGTTATCTGGCAAATGTAATGTTGGGTTCAAAGCTTATAGTGTTTTTGACCAGAATGCGTTGATGGAGCGAAGTAGGTTGCTGTATGAAATCGTGAAAGTGATATGGGAGGTTTCGTAATTGATAGTATCAGCGAATCGGTACCATTATATTAGAGATCACTATATTCGTAGGCATAGCCCAATCAATGGGCTATGCTGATGAGTTTACTTCCCAAGGCTGTTTCTATACGAGCAATACCGAAAGACAAATCGAACTCTACCTTTTGCTCGGCAGATATTGCTGCGAGGCAATCACGGAATAATTTATTCTGTATCAATGCTTGGGGGTGTAAATTAAACTGTGTCAAGGCTTGTTCTTAACTTTCATTCCCACTCCCTGCTGGGGGCA